GTCATACGACCCAACGATTTCCTGTGGAGACGTGACGATTGGCATAGAGCAGACACGCTCGATTTCAGAGCCGTCCATGTATTGCAGGGATAGGCTGACCACTTGCTTGTAGATACGGCTCCAGCAAGAGAGCCAGTTGTTCACGATAAACTGCTGGGTTGTCTGGGTCTTTACCGGAGGGATGCTCGCATGGTATAAACCAAAGTAGGCCGCGTTTCTGGCTTCGACACGATCAATAAGGTTGAAGGCGAGTGCTGGATTGCCAGTAGGCGGCGAAAGGAATGTATAGTCATCTGGCGTTGTAACAGGCAGAAGACCACCCGGCTGGATGAGGTTCTGAGTCCCAAGACGCTTCTTAACCTTGATAGGGGGTAACGTTTCAAAAGCCGTGCGGTCACGGATAGAGTCATGCTGCGCCTTGATTTCCTGCTGGTCAGTATAGGCCAGTTCTGGGATGCCACGGGACTCGATGATGGAGCGACGCAGACGCTCACGACGATACTCGATAAACGGGTACTCTCCGTGGGCGTAGTCGAGCATGTCGTGCTTGGCATACAGTTCAGCACGTACTTGCGGACAGAATACCGTGTAATAGATGCACGGGATACCGCTTTCGCTGATTTGACGGCTATAGGCATAGACGATCTCGATGAGATGGTCGGCACGATGAATGGTATTAGTTACGTTGGTAGTCGTAGGGACTAGATTAGGGTCAGCATACCAAGAAGACTTACCGGCACAGTTGACGGCCTCCTCAACAAACTCTTCAGACCAGTTATCCGTCTGGAGCATCTCACGGAGTTCCACCTCAGTCATAAAGACACGACGGAAGATAATACGGGCATCCTGGAGGTCTAGGGTTTCTGGGGGAAGGCAGATTTCATCAAACGGCTTGAGCGCAGCTACGGCTGGCTGGTTGGAAATCGTATATTGCTCATCGTAGGTCGATGTGCCGGATGTAAGCAGCTCGTTGCAGATACGGACAGAGTCAGCATCGGTGCAGTTAAAGACAGACTGAGCCATCTTCGTGGACAGGTCTGTAGCCCCGTTGTTAGACAAAGAGGTTAAGAATAACTGGGCAAGTTCATCGCCATTGACCGCCTTAAGGTTGAGTTCCTGGACTGTTACCGTGGTCTTTCGGATACCAAGTTTCTTCTCCCAGCCAACGTGCGCCACAGCCCAACCGAACTGGTGGGTGTATTGAGCAAGCAATTCCGCTTCATTGAGAAGGTTAGCCTTCATGCGGTTATTGATAAGCCAGTCAGATAGCGTCTGGATGGAAGCGGCCCGTCCGGTATCATTGAACTCTGTGCCAGCAACACGCAGCTTGGCTAATTGCCAAGATGAAACTAAGAGGACTACGGTTTCATTGATGGTCTGGTCAACCAGACGGCAACGGACATCGGAAGCACCCTCAAACGGGAAGGCTTGATCGCCCTCGGTGAGATTACGGCTATACTTCTTGCCATCGTCGGACTGACCCTCCCAGCGAGCCAGACGGATATCGTCATTGGAGTTAATTCGGGCGATGTTACCGCCATTGTACAAAGAACGTTGAAGTTCCTTGTTGAGAAACGTGATATCTGGCGTTTCTTCGTAAATTGCTAGTTTATCACGCTGGCTGTACTGATTTATTGTCGGCATTGGGTTTTAAAGATGAGTTGGACTCGATGTATTGGAGAAGGGATGTTTTGTGGAAGCGGTTCTGGCCTCCCGAAGTAGTATAACACCGGACAGAACCCATTTTCCGCAATTTGTCCAATTCTCTGACATCGATGCCAGTTAAGCGCTCTGCCATAGACCTGGAGAGCAACATTGGGTAATCATTTGGGTTAGCCATTAGTACGATCCTCCACCTCGGCATCGGTAAGCGTCTGCATCCTCTTGTTCGGGTTGCATGACCGCCAGATATCGCAGACAGTCAATCGGGTCTTTGGAAGCGCCTTTATCTCCATCGGCTCCAGTCCATTCACGGAGCGAATAGATGAGGTTCTCGCACTTCTTGGAGATATACAGTTTCGGTTGGTTGATGGCAGACAGAGGCTGACTATTATCATGCGATAGGGCATCATTGATGATTGTAATGCCTTCTTCCAGCCTCAATCCAGCTGCCGGTGCAAAATACATAGGGTCTGGGTCTGTATCCAGAAGTTCGATAAGGGAAGTGCCTTGTTCCTTGCCCGCAGCTTGAGTAGCGCCCGCCCGTGGGTCGATGTAACGCTCTGAGAACTGTTCGCTGCCCTCTAGTTCACGGATAATCTCCTTGTACTCGTTGATGCCTCGACCACCGCCAGCCCGCTGGGCAGGGCCAGGCTTACCGTCAAGTTTGGAGTCCGGCAATGCCCATTCCCCATAGGATGCATCGGGCCATTCTCGGTAGATATACCACCGGGTGTTCTCACCAGACCCTACGGCACGGAGCCAGAGCATAAACCAGTTTCTTGCACCGGCAGGGTCAACCACCATGAAGTTAGTACCCTCTTTGGGGATCGCATCATCCTCAATCTCGTTCATGTCTCCATATCGAGGGAATTGAGCGCCAGCGAGGCCGTCTGCCCATCCATAGGCTCGGATTTTCTTCTCGTAGGTCGTTTTACCGTCCAACATCTTGCACAACTCGTCAAACGGGTTGTAAGGGTTGAATTGGGAGTGAAACCAGATGACTCCAGCGTCTTTGCCTCGGCTCTTGGCTCGGTATGGCATCATTCCAGGGCCACAACTAGGCACATGGATATTTTTAGGGTCTAAAAGTGGCGCTGGCTTAGTTTCTAGTATTTTGCAGCCAGAAATGTACTCCTTGACTACATTGGTATAGCCAGAAACGGGAGTAAACGTGTTAATGAGTCTACCTCTGCGGGTAACGATACGATAACGTAGCGTTTCAACCCAGTCCAAGGGGACAAGTTCGTCGCACCAGATAATATCGCACTCACCACCCTCGATAACTCGCTTTTCTTGGGCATAATTAAGAAAGTAACATTGCGATCCATTGGGAAAGATAAACGTCCCGTCAGAGAAACCGTTCTTCTGGGAGTATTGGACGTTAGTCACACGGCCCTTCTTGAGGGTCTTGAACTCTGGGGGGATATACTTCCATATGATGTTCTGCTGCATCTCGATGGAAGACTTAGATGTCGTGTGCAGACACCATACACGGGCGTTTGGTGAATTGACCATAGCTGCCACTACACGCTTTGCAGCCCATTCGGTCTTACCGGCACGGTTACCGCCTAGGACGCATAACTCCTGGTACTGCTTTAACAGGTCATCAGCTGCCTTCCAATGGAAAGGCTCGTAGCCATGACGATATGGGTCGGTCTTCTCCGCATGGATCTTCTCCTCACGGATACGGAGGATGTCCGCTAACTTCTCAGCGCCGAACTTTTCAGCCAGAACCTTCAACTCATCGGTCGAAGGCAGCTTGATAACTGGATGCGGAGTAAGTTTCACCAAGCCTTGCAAGACCAGTATCTCGGAGTGGTCTTGTCCTTAGCGGTGGCGCACTTATGCCGTGCATGGAAAGACTTCTTACGTGCTGGGTTGCTCTTCTTGATCGTCATGTTCGGGTCACCAAAGCGGACAATCTTGGTCTTATCACCGGACTTCACATAGACAGCCGACTTTTTCGGGCCGCCAGGTGTACGAAACGGCTTGTTAAGCGATACGGTTCGACCCTTGTAGTTAGCCATAGTTATTTAGGAGATCGTAAAAACATATTGGACGTAATATCACTTAAATCCAGATCGTCCCATTCATCGTCGTCTTCAAGGTTGAACGGGAACATTGCCGTTACATCCCGCCCTTGGATTTTCCGTAGCCCTTGAAGCCAGCGCCACGGTTCTTGCTGTGCATCGCTTTCTCAAAGCCTTCCATCTTGGCATAGCCAGGACGCTTATGCTCGGCCTTCTCCTTACTAGACTTTTCCTTACCCTCATGCTTCTTAGACTTCATAATACCATAAGTTTCCCTAATGCTATACATAAGTCAAGTCGTACAACCAAAGAACCCAGACAGGGAGTCGAACCCCGGCTAAGAGTACCAAAAACTCCTGTGCTGCCATTACACCATCTGGGTATAGTTGACTAAATTGCCCCCTCTGGTGCGATCCGAAGAGTCGGGAGGGGTACTGTTGAAAATGAGCCTTGAGCCAGACTTGAACTGGCAACCATCTGTTTACAAAACAGGCGCACTACCATTGTGCTACCAAGGCCAAAGAACAGTAAACTGTTAAACCTCAAAGTTACTAGCCCCACCAGTCCCAGCCGCCATAGCCGATATAGCCGCCCGAATAAATAATGACATCCGCTCGTCGTACAGCCCGTTGATGTCCTCGGCCTCGTCGTAACAAACCACCTTAAAGCTGCCGTCATCGTCCTGCGCCACTAACATCCCCCTAGGACTATAATCCTTAATATTCCCAACTGCTTGGCAAATCGCAGCAGTAAACTGCTCATCGTGGGCAATAGCCCGGATGTCAGCCTTAACCTTGTCCTTCTTCTTTCTTGGTTTCTTTGCCATGCCAATACAGTCCCTTAGCAGCCCCACCAAGACGATAGTAATAACCATCCCCAGCATCCCCATTAGACTTCCCACATCCGCACTCCTTAAACTCCCCAGCCTTGAAACACTCCACCATCTC